GTCGGATGTTTGGGATCAAATGCCTCGAACTCCATTCCATTCGGTAATTGTTGGAACGTTCCAGGCTGGAAATCTGTCAATAGATTTCCAGATGAGTCCTCACCATCACCGACGAATCCTGATCCATCTGGTGATTTAAAAAACCCGATTGCACTGGCTCCGATGCGGGATGCGACCAAAGAGCTTTCTGTATAATCAGATAGAATCTGAAGTGGACGGATTGCAGTGTTGAGCCATGGAATCCCACGAGACTGTGAAGGCCGTTCCTGCATGTATAAATGAATGATCTCGGATGCTGGAACGCGTTCTGTTTCAGTAGCAAAATCGTAACTACTTAGTTGAGTTGGCGTTTTAAGTGCCTGATAATATGCGAGAGGTTTCCCGAATTTGTTCTGCTCGATTCCCATCACAATATATTCATTATTCTTTGTTTGAATATTATGATTAATTGGGATTGCATCACCTTCTAAAACCCAAAGCGAAAACCCAAATGGATTTCCACCCTCGGCACGCATGATCCTGATAAAACACTCGCCATCCCGTGCAAGTGTTTCCATGACAATATTTTGAATTCCTAGCCAGTCCTGACGACCATCGATTGAGACATAATCAGGATTTTTCGACCACTCGAAAAACAAACGTTCCAGATAGTTATTATCAAACTTATCCAAATCACCCTGCGCGTTTCTGGTTTTTGCCTGAAACTTGAAACCACGCGGGCCGATGACGTTTGATTTTGTCAGAGTAATGAACTTTTTCGCATACTCTGAATTCTGACAAAGCGATCTTGTGCGGGCGCGTATCGTTGGAAGTGCGCCTTTGAGTTCTTCATCTGGTGCCGCTGATGTTCCGGTCCATCCTGCAAAGATGTTGTCAAACTTTGCAGAATCAAATTGACGTGAAAGATGGATCATCTGATCACGCGTCAATGTCTTACGTGGTCGCTTCTTTTTAAATATATTTAAGAATCCCATTAATAAGTGAAGCGTGTAAGGATGATACCGTTATGACCTTGGCCCTTTTTGGAGCGCTCAAGTCGTTTCTCTTTGAGCCATTCAGCGCGGTAACGGTCACGGAAAAGCAAAAGTTCGTCGATGCTCATGCGCGAGAGCGAACGTCCTGCGATGGAATAGCTTGATTGATCGACTGAAGCACGACCCTCGATCACTGCTTCGATGGCAGTCAATACTTTACGCGCATGAGATTGAGGGTCGGCGCTTGTATCGGTTGATATATTCTGGACAACTTCCCACTCACCTGATTCAAGGCGTAACCGTTCGGAAGATGATGTTTTTGTGACGTATAAATTCCATTGATAAATGCCGACCGTAAAATTGGCGGTTGTTCCATGTGCTATGGAAAACACCCATTCCCCGCTTGAATCCGATCCGCTAACAGTGAAATTCGTTGAACCGCCGCCATTTAAGGTCGCTTTATATGCCATCGAATAAGCACTGCTAGGATAATCGTTCACATATCCGCTTTTTTTCCATGGCACCGTATCACCTGCAACGATTGGCGAACCATAAAGCGCTAACGTCGGCTCGATGGTCGGATAATTCGTTGCATCAAATAGATTGCTCAAAATCGCCTTTTATGTGATACACCCGAGACCCAAGAACGTCGGGTTCTTGGGTTTGGTTTTTGCTCGGGCTTGCGTTGGTCTTGTAATCGTTTTTCAACCATATTTGTATTGACGTTCAGCATTGCAAATGCCGCCAAGTTCAAAACTGCTAAATCAAGTGCTTCGTTCCGTGGTCTGAGCTTGATATATTCAATTCGCGGAATTCCTTTTGAATATCTTTTAACGGCCTTTTCAGCCGTGAGTTGGAAACAGAATTCTTCATCGAAATGCTCTGGGATATGCCAAAACGCGGGTCCAGGTTCTTTAACCCGGAGTCTTGCGAAGAGGACTTCTTTGAGGGTATTCGTCCCGATTGGAAATACGTTGCAATTCGCGCTATTTGCTTTTGAAGGTCTGCCGACTGCGGGGCGTCCTGATCCGCCGACGCCTTTGGATGCATTAACGCGGGTTCCTGCCATGCGTTTGCAGAATTGATAAACGGCTTGTGTCTCATAACCTGAATCGACCAGCGTTTGAATAATCCGTATATCTTTTCCATTAGGATGAGACCACGAAGAACGAAGATAATCGGAAAGCTCATCCCAAACTTGAAGATTAGCCGGAGAACCGTAAAAAATTCTCTGATCAATAAAATACAATTCATCGGCATGTGAATGGCCCACGACCAAACACTCGAGACGATCCGCCTGGACATCGACGCCGCTGGTGAGGACAAGAACTCCATCTGGTATCGTGTCAGAGTACGCTTCACGCCTTTCGATGAGGAAATGCGTGTCAATCTGGTCACTGTCTTCTTCCCAACTTTCGCTCAAATATGTATTGACCCATGTTCGTAGTATTTCAGGATGCTTTT